ATGATCGGTTGCCGTCTTGTACGGCGCGTATGCCGACATAGCGCGTACCGTCTAGCGATGTCTCTACAGATAATGTCCCGCCAGTAGGTATCGGGTCGCTAGTTTCACACGACGCAAATAGACCATGCTCTAACCATGCTGTACTGCTGGCCGTCCATATATTAACCGACGAACGTAGGAAACTTGATCGGTTAGGCGCTTTAGCCTCGGCATGTAATACGTCAATAGTTAGACCGCCATAGCCCAAACTTGGATTAGACATTTTCCATGCCTCGGGTGTCATCGGGTCTAGTGTCGGCCCGGGTGACCATTCGGCAAAATACATAGGGCCAATTTCGCCGGCGTCTATTTGCCGTAGGCCTTGACCGCGCCACCGTAACAGCGCGTGGCTGTTCTGTGTACCAGCTGTAGAAACCATTAAACAAATAGGGTTTGTAATGGCACGTTGCGTAGGTAGTAGCCCGGTATCTATTGCATCTTCGGAAATGTCCCACGCCTCATCTATGTAGAGAAATGACGCGCTATAGCCGTGGCCCGCTTGCGGTGTTGCTGCTCGAACTATCCACCGGTGACCGTGTAGCTCTAGCTCATTACGGCCATACGACCACGAAACTTTTGCGCCAAATTGCTTTTGCAGTATTGGGGCCAAATACTTAAACATGGCTACGGCTAAGTCGAGTTTGTGCGCTACCGATATTGCTACACAGTTACCGCCGCGGCGCGGTGCCTCAATAGTTAGAAACCAGCCGATAGCGGCCGCGCCTAAAAGGCTTTTGCCGTTCTGCCGCGCAACGCTTAAAAGATTTACCCGGCGTAAAAAATTGTCGTCGTCGTCTAAAGCGGTCATGCCATGTAGGCACCTAACTTGCCACGGGTAAAGCTCGACACCTAACACGTCTCTAGCAAAACCCAGTATTTCAGTAGCGCTACAGAGCCGAACGGCCACCGTTGGCGCGTAACCACACGGTGCCGGGTAAAAACCCCGTAAGCCACGACGCAGCGCGTAGAGCTTTTGGCCGTTCCGGCAACGCCCGCGAACGTATCTACAACGTCGTACAGGCCTACCCCGACGGTTTAACCGTTCACGAACTACGCGGTTTAGTAACAATGCATTTCCATACCGTTGCAGCGCGTGTATCCGATCTAAACCTAGAGGGCTGGCTAGTAGACAGCGGCCGCCGCCGACCTACAGACACGGGCGCTATGGCTACCGTATGGGTCGTAGCACCATGAGCAATTTTAACTTTTTCATAACGCTATTTACCGGGTGGACTATTCACGCGTTTTACGCAGCCATGCGACGTATGAACCGTGAAATAGAGCAAGAAAAAATACAACGCAACAGAGACAGGTACACACGATGAGCGACAACATAAACGTAGGCAACATTGGTATACACGGCGTCACTAAAGACAACATAAAATGCTTAGTAAGACAACACGACACGTTTACGGCTATAACGCTCGATTTTGGGCTTACCAGTATTACGCTTTATACACAGCTTGACGACGTGGCAGCCATACGCAGAATTTTAGGCGGCTGGTAATGCCATTTGACATATCCGAATATGTAGACGTTAAACACCGCCTAAACCTTGCGCTACATAAACACCCCGATTTACGCATTGTTGAAGATGCACCCGAACTAATCACTATTGGCGAGCGCGTTTACATTCAATGCGCGGTAACTGTGTTTAGATCGGCCGACGATTTACTACCGGGGCGCGCCTACTGTTGGGAAGTATGGCCCGGGCGTACACCGTTTACTAAAGAGTCAGAACAGCAAAACGGGGCCACGTCGGCATTGGGGCGTTGTCTCGGTTATATGGGTTTCGGTATCGACACCGGCATAGCGTCGGCTAATGAGGTACGCACAGCGCAAGCCAACAACCACCCGACAACAGAACGCGCCGCACCAGCTCGAGCAACAGCAGCGCCAGCATCGCCGCACTACCCACACGTACACACAGACAAACCGCGCGGGCTAGCAACCGACGCACAGTTACGATTACTAAACACAATGCTAAAAGAGCGCGACCTACCAGCGCCCCCCGCTGGTATTACATTTACCGAGGCCAGCGACGAAATAGGCCGCCTAAAAAACATACCGAAGGCTAAGTAATGGCCCTAGTTGCGTGGTACCTACTGCTACTGTCGCTAGGCGTTTCTATCTCGATACGGTCAAATAGTGTTGGCTGGTCGTTCATAGTCCCGCCTCATTTATGCGGCGCTCTAAATCTAGTGCAAACACGTCGAGATTATTAGCGGCTGCTAACAAGTCGGCTACTAGCTGGCCGTCGTCGAAAGCGTGGATTTGTGCGTGTGTCCGTAGGTCACGGGCTAAATGTGTTAGCGGTTTGTATTGGCTAGCTACTTGCCAGCCGGGTTTATGGTTTGTCATTGTGTCGGGTTACCTTTCGTCGGGAAATGTGCTAGCACCATAACAGATTATGAATGGGGCGTGTGTCATTTGCCCGATGTTGCGCGCCAGTTGCCTAAGCCTTTACCGCCGTTATATAACACGGCCGCTACCTTTAGGTTGCAGCTAAGCCCTAACAGCGCTGTAAGCGTTTCTGCGCGCTTTACGCGGCATGTCTGCATAGTGACAGTACGCCAGCTGCTATTTATCTGTAGCGCCCCTAAATCGTAGGTGCCGTTATGGCGTTTTACGGAACGGCTACCCGGGTTACAGCGCGACTCGCGCCACATGATCGGGCCAAATATCTTGGGTGGTAATCCGTGTGCCTTGAGCTGTGTATAAAACTGTGGGCAGTCTTTAACCGGTGCGGCGGCTGCTCGAGCTGGTACAGCAAACGTGCATAGCAGTAGTGGTAGTAAAAGTATTTTGGGCATTGTTCTAGCCTTTCGTCGGGTGTTAAAAACCCTAGCGAAACGCGCTAGCCGTATGTTGGCAATGCTCTAAAACCCTTACGGCTTAGGCAAACTAAACCACGCGGCCTCAAATTTGGCACTATCGGCGGCCATTTCTTTAGATAATTCTATATGGTGCCATTTTGGTGATCCTTGATAACTGCCGGCGTTGTCTGTGGCTGTGCAAATTTTTACGCCCGTTTTGCCTTCGCCCCTACTGCATCTCCAAGTAGCGCCGTAGTCCGAATATGCATACCAATGCAGCTCTACTAGGCCTAGACGTTTGGAATGCTGCACCGTTTTGCCGTCAATAATTGAGCTGCCTAGAAACCAATCCCATATAGCGCGCGCTTGTGTTTCGTCTTTGTATTGGGCGTCTAGCGCCGCGCCAGTTGCGTGTACCGATAGTTGCGGTGGCTGTGCGTCGTTTTTCATGTTTCTTACGACATAGGTGCCAAGCGATTTGGTGCCGTATCGTTTTGTCATTAGCTCGAGCAGTTTGCGTATACCGGGTGTTTCTTTACCGCCGTCGTACGCGGGGTAATAGGGGTACGGGCGGTTTGTCATGGTTGTGGTGGGTCTTTAGGTTTATCTTTTAATCCGTTGCCAGCTAGCAAGCCAATGAGGCCACCAGCAAGGGTCATCAGCATTGGTGACAAAATAGCCCACGCTTCTGAGTCGTTGGGTGCTTGCTCTGTTGGTTGCACAACAAACAAAAGCCCATACAGCAGTGCCACAATAGAAAACAAAAACGCGCTTGAGAGGCATACGCCTACAACAAGTATTAATCGTGCTTTAATTTCTTCGTTGCTCATACGGTTTTCTAGTTTCATTTGCATTTGCTTTCCATAAATGATTTGTTGGCTGTGTCTGTGGTTTCACAATTAACACGTTCACGATCTGCACAGCCTGTGAGGGCGATGAGGGTGGCGCTAATCAGCAGTAGGCGCTTCATTATGCGCTTATTTCCAGTAAGAAGATTGTACAAGTTGCTGAAGCAGAAGCCCTGAAATATGTTCCTCCTGAACCGCATTTACCTTGCACCTTGTAAGTAGTCGCCGATGTTGTTGCTGGGCTATCGAACTTAGTCAGAAAGTTTGATCCGTCAATGTTGGCAACATCGCCACCTAATGGGTTTGATTCTTTAATTTGCGTGGAACCGGGGCCT